CATCGTGCGCCTGGGAGACGGAGCAGAAGCACAAGATCGTCGAGAGCGAGCATCGCACTTGCCCGATCATCGGCTACCGCGCCTCGAGGACCGGCGGGCGAGCGTGGGCGACCGGCCCCGGCACGAGGGCGCTGCCGGATGTGCGGGTGGCAAACAAGGTCGTCGAGCTGATCCTGAACAACGCGGCGCTCGCTGTTACCGGCATGTGGCAGGCCGAGGACGATGGCGTGCTCAACCCTGGCGCCATCACGCTCCGCGCCGGGCTCATCGTCCCCAAGGCGAGCGGCAGCGATGGATTGACGCCGCTGGAGGCGCCGGGCCGGTTCGATGTGAGCCAGATGGTGCTCGACGATCTCCGCGCGAACATCCGCCGGGCGCTCTACGTCACGAGGGTCGCCGAGCGCGAGATGACGGCCGAGGAATACCGGGGTCGGTTGCAGCAGCAGATCCGCGAAATGCGGGGCATGTACGGGCAATTGAGGAATGAGTTTGTGTCGCCGGTCAATGCCCGCACTCTGGACCTTCTGGAGCAGTCGGGCGAGATCGAGAGCGCCGAGTTCGAGCAGCTTCTCGACGTCAAGATGACCGGGCCGCTGGCGCAGGATGCCAACATGGCAGAGGTCGAGCGTCTACAGGGCTCGTTCACCGTGGTCGCCGGCATGGTCGGCCCGGAGCTGGCGATGGCGGCGCTCAACGCGCATGAGATGGTGCCGTGGGTAGCGCGGCAGATGCACGCCAAGACGGGCATGTGGAAGTCGAAAGAGGAAATCCAGCAGTTCGGCGCCCAGGTTCAGCAGATGGCGGCGCAGATGCTGGCGCAGCAGATGGCGCAACAGGGAGCGGTTCAGGATGGTGGTGTGGCGCAGTGACTGACGAGCCCGCCGGCTGGTCGGCGTTCGACGAGGCGAAGAAGCCGGCCGAGCCCGACAACGAGATGGCTCGCGCGTTCCGCCGCTGCTTTGCCAGCGTCGATGGCGACCGGGTTCTGTCGCATCTGCGCGACTTGACGGTCAACTCCGCGCTGCCACCGACCGCGACCGACGCCATGCTTCGGCACGTCGAGGGCCAGCGCAATCTTGTGAGGTACATCGGGCGCATGATCGAAAGGGGTCAGCAGTGAGCGAAGAGGCAACCACGACGACAACCGAGACGGCGGCGGTGGAGACATCGCAGGCGCCGGAGCGGCCCGAGTGGATCGACACGAAGTTCTGGGATGCCGATGCCGGCCAGCCGCGCGTCGAGGATCTGGCGAAGAGCTACCGCGAGGCGCAGAGCCTGATCGGCCGCCGCGTCAGCGATATGTCCGTCGAGGCACGGCGCAAGCTAGCCGAGACCATTCCAGACGAGATGCGCGCGACGTGGGGCGAAGAGGTCAAGGCCAAGCTCGTCGAGGATGAGGACTTCCTAGCGCCGTTGCGCGAGAAGTGGGCGGCCGACCTTCCCAAAGCGCCCGAGGCTTATGATTTCGACAGCATCGAGCTACCGGACGGGCTGGCGCTCGATCTGGAGAACCCGCTGATCTCCGAGGCCGCCGAACTGGCGAAGGGCTGGGGGTTGTCGCAGGAGCGGTTCGCCGAGCTAGTGGCGCTCGGCGCTCGCCTGTCACCGCCGCCTGCGTCGCTAGAGGACCGCATGGCGGCGGTCGGCCCCGACTTCGTGAACCGGGCGACAGCGGCGGTGAACCGTGCCAAGGCCGCGGCTGGCGAAGATCCGAAGGCACGCGCCGCGGTCGATGCCGTCCTCTCGGAGTTGCAGTCGCCCGAAGCGTTCCGTGGCCTGGAGGTGCTGCTGTCCACTCGCGCCGAGCGGCGCATGCCAGACGAAACGGCGCAGGCGCAGCCGGCTGTCACGCTGGAGTCGCTGCGGGAAATTCAGGCGCGGCCCGAGTACACGCAGCGGCCAGACTGGCAGGAGCAAGTCCGCAAGGGGTTTACGCGGCTGTTTGGAGACACGGTTTAGATATGGACCTGACGAACGATCGCCCCGCGCGAATCTTGATCTGCGTTAGAGCCACCAGCGGGAGTTGTCGCCACCCGTATCTCCCACCGCTTTCCGGCGAGTGTCCTAAGCTTTAGACGATGGTGGTTCGTTTCGCGCCGCTTCGTTCGCCAGGCTCAGCATTAAACCACTTGCACTCTGACCGTGCAAGCCCGATGCCGTTAGTCTTCCGCCTATCTGCATCCTATTCGGCGCGCTAGGACAACCGGCAACGGCCCGAACGCAGGCGAGACGGCCCTGATCGCAGGACAACCGGAAACGGGGTGCTTTCTCACACTTGAGAGGGCGCAATGTCCACGACTGTAGACGTCGCATTCGTCAAAGAATACGAAAGCGAGGTTCATCTCGCCTATCAGCGGCAGGGATCGAAGCTCCGCAATACCGTCCGCCGAGGTCAGACGACCAAGGGCGCGGACGCCACCTTCCAGAAGATCGGCAAGGGCGTGGCAGGGACCAAGACCCGCCATGGTCTCGTGCCGGTCATGAACCTGGAGCATACCAACGTCGTCTGCCCGCGCACCGACCGTTACGCGGGCGAGTGGGTCGACCGGCTCGATGAGCTGAAGCTCAACATCGACGAGCGCGGTGCCATCGCCTCTTCGCAGGCATGGGCTCTGGGTCGCGCCACCGACGCCGACATCATCACGGCTGCGGCCACGGCGTCCAACTCCACCACCATCACGGTGACGAGCCAGAACGCGGTCCGCAACAGCGTCCTGGAAGCAGTCGGTCAGCTTCTCGGGCGGGATGTTCCCTTCGATGGGCGCATCTACGGCGTGATCAGTCCGGTAATCTGGCAATTCTTCATGACGTTCGATTCGTTCATGAATGCCGACTACGTTGGCCCTGACCTGCCCTACAAGGCGGCGCCTGGCGCGATGCGGACGTGGCTCGACGTCCATTGGACGAACCACACCGGTCTGCCGCTGGCGACCACGACCCGCACCGGCTTTCTGTGGCACTCGACCGCCATCGGCCACGGCATTCAGCAGGATGTCGCGATGGACATCACCTGGCACGGCGACAGGGCCGCGCACTTCTTCTCGGCGTCGATGTCGATGGGGGCCGTCCTCATCGACGATGATGGCGTCGAGAAGCTGTCGCTCGATGAGGCCGGCACGATGCCTGTCTCGTAACCACTGACAACGGATAACCCATGACCGACTTCGCCAACATTCCTGCCAAGTTCCGGCTCCCTATGATCAACATTCCGGCGATCTCGCTGGATGTCAGGGAGAAGGGCATGTCCATCGCGGATGTGCTCGCGCCGGACTGTCTCAGTGCGCGGCAGTTCAGCGACGTAACCCCTGCAAACGGGTTTACGCCGATGATCCGCATCATTGCGACGGACGGGGCCTGCTGGGCGTCGGTCATGGGCGTTTCCGAGGTCGGTGGCCTGATCATCGAACCCGATGTGGTGCAGAGCGCCACCCCGCGACGTGGCCGTCCGCCCAAGGTGGCGGAAGCGGCCTGATAGGAGACGACGATGGCTTTCGCAGCGACTGGCTGGGTTTGCACCGACCACGGGGCCGGTGCTTCAAAGGTGTTCTTCTACAAGAGCAACGATCTCTTCACCGCGATCGACGACAGCGACTACTTCCTCGGTGTCTACGACCAGCTAGCGGTCGGCGACGTCATCATCGTGTCGTCCGACATCGATGGGTCGCCGCTGCCGGGCATGCTGAGTGTCACGGCAGCGTCGTCCAGCACGGTGACGACCACGCCGCTCTCGACGGCGACGATCACGCTCTACGAGCCGATCCGCAAGGATGTGAACGTCCCGGCCATCGGCACGGCGGAGACGGTCTATGTCCATGCCGGCGTGCCGACTGGCTTTATCGGCACGGTGTCGCGGGTGACGGGCGTTTCGCACACCAACGGCGCCGGCTCGGGCGGCACGTCCACGATCACGATCACGGTGCCGACCACGGGCGCCATCGCCACCCTGCCCTTCCTGCAGGACTACACGGCCGGCACGCTGATCGAGGACAGCTCGATCACGGCTCACACCGCTCTCGACGAGGACGGCGTGATCACCATCGCGACGGACGGAACCGGGTCGCACACCGATGCGGCCATCGTGTCCTTGGAGCTGACGCTCTCGGTCGCTCCCTGATCTCTGAGGGCGGGGGCATTGCGCTCCCGCCCGCCTTTCTGACGTGAGGGACACGATGGCTGACCGTAAGAGCAGGTTCGACTACAGCGGGCCGATCAACAAGAATTTCAACAAGAAGCCGAAGCGAACGCTCGACCGGCCAAAGGCTGCGGCGAAGCCCAAGGTCAGCAAGCCGAAGGTGCTGGAGGGGGCGCTGGGAAAGCGCTCGGCTTCTCCTGCCGTTTTGGCCAAGCCGAAGGCATCTCCATCGGCCGTTGTGGCACGGCCCAAGGCCAAGCCGAGCACTGATGGCACGCAGCGCGGTTTTGTTACGCAAGAGGGCGGCAGTCCGAAACCATCGGCGCGGAAGGCAGCGCCCAAGCCGGACGCCTATCGGACGCGGAACAAGCCGGCCTTGAAGGCGATGGCCCCCAAGCCGGATGCAACCACAAGCGCACCAAGGCGTAGCGCCAATGCCGCGACAACTTCAAACAAGCCGAAGCCAAAGCGCGAAACCAGCATCAGCATTTCCAGCGGGACATCGATTGGGCGCGCATTGAAGCGCATCATCAGCGGCTCCCCGTCGCGGACCAACGCGCAGCGCAAGAAGAGGGCTGACACCATTCGCAAGAACGCGAAGCGTAGTTGACATCCTGATCACTTTCCGAGGGCCGCATGGCTGGCAAGCACGAAATCTGCAACGTCGCCCTCGGGCTGCTTGGCGCCGATCCGATCCAGTCATTCGACGATGGTTCGTTCGCCGGGCAGATCTGCTCGAACGTCTACGAGATGGCGGTGCTGTCGGTCCTCGAGGACCATCCGTGGAACTTCGCCGAGGCCGT